CTACTTCGGCATCTGCTGTACGGGGTATGTCTTTTAACGTTATCTTTCTGGACGAGTTCGCGTTCATTCCGAATCATATCGCTGACCAGTTTTTTAGTTCTGTTTATCCTACTATCTCTTCTGGTAAGTCTACCAAAGTAATCATCATCTCTACGCCACACGGGATGAATATGTTCTATAAGTTGTGGCATGACGCAGAGCGCGGCAAGAACGAGTATGTAACAACAGAGGTTCATTGGTCCGAAGTTCCTGGTCGTGATGATGTCTGGAAAGAACAGACAATTAAGAACACATCAGAAGAGCAGTTCAGGGTCGAGTTTGAATGCGAGTTCTTGGGATCAGTTGATACCCTCATCTCTGCTTCTAAATTGAGAACCATGGTCTATGAAGACCCTATCACTAGGAACAAGGGGTTAGATGTATTTGAAGAACCTAAGAAGGATGCTCAGTATGTCATAACTGTGGACGTGGCAAGAGGAGTAACAAAAGATTATTCCGCATTCACAGTCATCGATACTTCGACTATCCCATATAAGATGGTCGCCAAGTACAGAAACAATCAGATTAAACCTCTGTTGTTCCCGAATATTATACACCAAGTTGCCACAGCATACAACCACGCATATGTACTCTGTGAAGTTAATGATATCGGTGGACAGGTAGCAGATATCTTACAGTTTGATTTGGAGTACGACAACCTCCTGATGTGTGCCATGAGAGGTAGAGCAGGGCAGGTTGTGGGTCAGGGTTTCTCTGGCAACAAGACACAGATGGGTGTCAAGATGTCTACCACAGTCAAGAAGACTGGGTGTGCCAATATGAAACAGTTGATTGAGGACGATAAACTAATCATCAATGACTATGATGTCATCGCTGAGCTGACTACGTTCATTCAGAAGGGTCAAGCATGGGAAGCAGAAGACGGATGTAATGATGACCTTGCTATGTGTCTGGTTATGTTCTCATGGTTGGCAACATCTGATTACTTCCGTGAGCTGAATGATGCGGATGTACGTCATAGGATGTACATGGAACAGAAAGAACAAATCGAAGCAGACATGGCTCCGTTTGGTTTTATCTCTGACGGATTAGATGAAGGATCATTTGTTGATCCCGAAGGTCAAGTATGGAATACTGTTGGAGAATATGGCGACATGTCATACATGTGGGATTATAGGTAATGGATTTTGAGAAGGAGTTTGAATTAGAACATCTACTCCTTACTACTCGTAAATGTAGAACTTGTGGTAAGACAAAGGACCTTCTAGATGGATTTTATATGACTAGAAAGGATAGAGGAAGTGTCCCTAGTGCATATTCTTATGAGTGCAAATCCTGTACCATCAACAGAGTATTACAGAGCAGAATTATAGACCCTCCAAGGTGGGAATATCCAGACTGGTAGGTGGTTCACGTCCTGTTTCCCCAGTGGAGAAGTGGATTTTTCTAAATAATAATAGCATCCACTGAATTTATCAGGAGTAACTACCAAGATGGCCAACACACAAATTTCACCAGGTGTATTGGTCCAGGAAAGAGATCTTACCAACACAATCAACGCGACGATTGATAACGTCGGCGCTATTGTTGGTACTTTTTCCAAAGGACCCGTGGAAGAGATCGTAGATATCGCTTCCGAACGCCAACTCATCGAGATCTTCGGTGAGCCTAATGACCAGAACTACGAATACTGGTTCTCTATCGCACAGTTCATGCTGTACGGTGGAACCGTTAAGGTTGTCCGCGCAGACAACACCGCATTGAAGAACGCAATCGATACTGCTACCTTCACTCAAACAAGCTTTACAGCGATCGACACGACTCTGACCGTTGCCGATAGCACGTCCTTCGACGTGGGTGATCTTCTCCTGATTGATGCTGAAATTATGGTGATCACTTCCGTTTCTGGAAAGGACATCACAGTTACTCGTGGACAGTACGCAACTTCTGCTGCTTCTCACGCTGCTGGCGCTTCCATCACTCTGATTGAACCCGCTGGTACTGCCACTACCCTGAACGAAGGCGCTACCCTGACTGCTGGTGACACCACTGTTACCGTAACTTCTGTTGCAACTCTGGGTGCTACCACTAACTCCTACATCGAGATCGACGATGAGATCATGCAGGTTACCGCTGTTAGCGGCAATGACCTGACTGTCTCCCGTGCTCAACTTGGTACTGCTGCTGCTTCTCACACCGACTCTGTTGCTGTTGATCTGAGAACTGTCACCGCTGCCAAGACAATCATCGATGAGGAAACCTCTACTGGTGTTACTCCTCCGCTGATCAAGAACGAAGACGAGTACGAAGCAACTACCGAGACTGCTGCTAACAACTGGAAGTGGGCTGCTAGAAACCCTGGCACCTATGGTAACAGCATCAGAGTCGTAATGACTGACGCTGGTCCTGACCAAGTGCTGCACCTTGCAGAACCTGCTTCTGCTGCTGCTGAATGGCAGATGACTCCTGGCGCTGGTATTTCCTTCTCCGCTGGTAACATCTACGGTAAGGTTTATTCCTACTCCCTGGTCGTAACCTTCGCTCCTGGCGCTAGCCTGGTTGGTGAGTTCGACGCTGACAACTTCTTTACTGCTAACAGCGGTAACGTAACTGGTCGCGTTATGGCATACGATCCTGCCAAGCGTACAGTCGAACTGACTGTTGACAACACTGCTTCTGACCACCTGTCTGTTGGTGACACCGTTACTGAACTCGCTAACAACAGCGGTTCTGCTGGTGCTGCTACTGGCGACAGCGCAGTTATCGCTTCCGTTAAGAGAAGACTGACTGTTGTTCTGAACGAAGGTTCTAAGGAGTTCTACGCTAACCTGCAACTCAAAGATTCTAGCACTGTTACCTCTGGCGAGAACGCTGGTGATAACGTGGTTGTCTCCTCTGTTGAGAGTGAGTACATCAGCAGACTCTACGGTCCTAATCAAAAGTGGGCATCCGTTGCTGAGCGTCCTGGCACTTCCCAGTATGCTGCTGAGCGTGGTGGTTTCCGCGACCTGATGCACATCCTCGTCATTGATGGCGACGGTGGTATCACTGGTACTCCTGGTGCCGTCCTTGAAAAGTTCACCAACCTTTCTAAGGCACGCGACGCTAAGACTGCACAAGGTTCTAACCTCTACTATAAGGATGTCATCAAGGCGAACTCCGCATATCTCTTCTGGGGTGCTCACGAGAACGTCAAACTGTTTGATGTCAACGCTGGTGCCACTGGTGACATTGGTAGTGCTGTTCTGAACAGAAAGTTTGACCTGTTCAAGAACGACTACGCTATCAAGTCTATCGACGACCCGACTGGAACCAACCTGCGTTCTATCCCTCTGGTTAACACCAAGAACACTGCTACTTTGAAGTATCAACTTCGCGGTGGTGTTGATGGTTATACCGCTGAGAGAGACAAGCTCTTCGATTCTTACGATCTGTTCTCTGATCCTGAGACCGTCGAACTGGATTACATCATCATGGGACCTGCTATGTCCAACGATGATGACTCCATTGCTAAGGCACAGAAGATGATTGACCTTGCAGAAACCAGACAGGACTGCATGGCATTCGTTTCCGCTCCGAGAGACGCCATCATTGGTGTACCTAGCAGCGGTGAGATCGTGAACAAGACTGTCGAATACTTCGACAAACTGTCTTCTTCCTCTTACGTTGTTTTCGATAACAACTACAAGTACATCTATGACAAGTATAACGACAAGTATCGTTATCTTCCTATGAACTCTGACATTGCTGGTCTCATTCTTGACACCGCAATCGAAGCAGAACCCTGGTTCTCCCCCGCTGGTTTCAGCAGAGGTCAGATCAGAAACGCTGTGAAGCTTGCATACTCTCCGCTCAAAGAAGAGCGTGACAGACTGTACGCTGCCAGAGTTAACCCTATCGTCGCCTTCCCTGGTGAAGGTATTGTTCTCTTCGGAGACAAAACTGGACTGGCAACACCTTCCGCCTTCGATCGTATCAACGTTCGTAGACTGTTCCTGGTGATTGAAAGAGCAATTAGTGATGCTGCCAAGGCCCAACTCTTTGAAATCAACGATGAGTTTACTCGTCAGTCCTTCAAGGATGTTGTTGATCCTTATCTGAGAGGAGTCCAGAGCCGCCGTGGTATTGAGGATTATCTGGTTGTCTGCGATAGCAGCAACAACCCTGATGATGCCGTAGACCGTGGTGAGTTCTTTGCAGAGATCTTCGTGAAGCCGACCCGCTCCATCAACTTCATTACTCTCCGCTTTACTGCAACTCGTACTGGCGCATCATTCGCTGAGATCGTCGGTTGATTTATCGGGGTCCTTCGGGACCCCCTGATTCTCCCCTTTCAATTCGCAACATTCCCCAGGAGTAATATCCAATGTCAGACCCAATTAGAAGAGGTGGCAATCGCCGCCGCAACCCAGCAAGACAGGAGGGTACTGAAACCTCACTGTCGATCATGAATTTTAGGAATCAGATTCAGGATCTTGCAAGACCTAATCTGTTCCAAGTGTCCCTCGATTTCCCCGACATCGACGGTGGCGACTCTGGTCGTCCTGATGGTGGTAGAGATAGAGGTAGAGGCCGTAACGGTCGTAGAGGCAGAAACAGAAACCAAGACAGAAACCTCTCCACCTTCCTGGTTAAAGCAGCAAACCTTCCTGCTTCTACCATCGGTGTGATCGAAGTTCCTTTCAGAGGTCGTCAGCTGAAAATTGCTGGTGATAGAACCTTTGAACCTTGGACTGTCACGATCATGAACGACGAAGCAATGCAACTTCGTACAAGACTGGAAGCATGGGCTCGTGCTATTCAGGATCTTGGCATGAACTATCAGCGTGCTGATACCATTGCTAACTACCAGGCAACTGGTTATGTCTATCACTACGACAGACAGAACGGTGCTAACGCTGCTTACCAGTTTGAGGGCATCTGGCCTTCTAACATCTCTGCCATTGACCTGGCATGGGATAGCAACGACACCGCTGAGGAGTATACAGTTGAGTTCCAAGTCCAATACTGGGAGCCCACAACTGATATTAACCAACCTCATGGTCGTGAGAAGAAGAGACGTAACAGAAACCGCAGAGGTAGAGGTCAGAACGGCGGTTGATATCGCATAGTAGCGAAGTTGCTAAATAGTATTTGAAGTAATTACTTTCATTTGATGTCTCAACTATTTGGTTATTCGTTAGAACGTAAGAAGGGGCAGCAGTCTGCTCCTTCTTTTGTGCGTAAAGAGTCGGATGACGCTGCCCAACCCATTGTCGCTGGTGGATATTTTGGTCAATATGTTGAGATGGGCGATGCCGCTAACAAGGCATCAGAAGCTGACCTGATTGGTCGGTATCGCGAAATGTCGCTGCACCCTGAGTGTGACGCGGCAATTAATGATGTGGTCAACGAAGCGATTGCTGGGGATCTGAATGATCACCCCGTAGACATTGACCTTCAAAACCTCAAAGTATCTCAAACACTTCGCAATAGAATCCGCGAAGAGTTCGAGAACGTTTTGGTGCTTCTAGATTTTGATAGAAAGGCGTACGATATTTTCCGTAGATGGTATATCGATGGTCGTCTCTTTTATCATAAGATGATCGATACAGAGAATCCTGCTGGTGGTATCACTGAGCTGAGATATATCGATCCTCGTAAGATCAAAAAGGTTGTCGAGTTTGACAAACCCAAAGATCGTCTCCAACCCATCGATCCTCAGACGGCATCTATTGTGCCTAAGTCTGTTGAGTATTTTATTTACTCACCTAAGGGTCTCAAAGGGTATGAGAACAACGGTATTAAGATTGCCCCAGATGCTATCACATACTGTCACTCTGGACAGTTGGATATGCAGCGCAACTATGTACTGTCACACCTCCACAAAGCAATTAAAGCTCTCAATCAACTTAGAATGATTGAGGACTCTCTTGTCATTTATCGTCTGTCAAGAGCACCCGAGCGTCGTATCTTCTACATCGACGTTGGTAATCTGCCGAAGCAAAAAGCGGAGCAGTATCTGCGTGAGGTGATGTCTCGCTATCGTAACAAGCTTGTCTACAATGCTGACACTGGTGAGATCCGTGACGATAAGAAGTTTATGTCTATGTTGGAAGACTTCTGGCTTCCAAGACGCGAGGGCGGGCGCGGCACAGAAATTTCTACCCTACCTGGCGGGCAAAACCTTGGAGAATTGGAAGATGTTAAATACTTCCAAAAGAAACTGTATAGATCTCTGAATGTCCCAGAGTCCAGATTGGAATCTGAAAGCAGTTTCAATGTCGGTCGTAGCGCCGAGATTACTCGTGATGAAGTTAAGTTCCAAAAGTTCGTCACTAGACTCCGTAAGAAGTTTAGCGATCTGTTCAACGATCTTCTGAGAACTCAACTAGTTTTGAAAGGTGTCATGACACTCGAAGAGTGGGATGACATGAAAGAGCACATCCAGTATTCCTTCATTGCGGATAACTACTTCGCAGAGATGAAGGAAAAGGAAGTCATGAACGAGAGACTTGCTCTCTTGCAACAGATGGATCCTTACGCTGGTAAATACTTCTCTCTTGAATATCTTCGTCGTAACATTCTGCGTCAATCTGATGCGGAGTTCCAAGAGATTGATAAGCAGATGGGAGAAGAAATTGAACAAGGTCTGATCGTTTCTCCTGCTGAAATGCAGCAGATGGAAAAAATGCAAATGGAGATGTCATTGATGCCTCCTGAGCAACCAGAAGAGGAGGAAGGAATGGATCCAAAAGATTATGAAAAAGGAAACATCTAAATAGTATTACCATAACATAACATTATGCCTTCCCAATCCGCACTTGATATCGTTAATCAGTTGTTCGCTGGTCAGAAAGATCTATCTGACTATGTAGATACACAGATGAAATCCCTCGCCATGGACAAGATTGGTGATATGAAAAAAGAAGTTGGCGCAAAGATGTTCGCAGTTCCCGAAGAGGGTCCTGAGAATACTGAGCAACCAGAAGACGCCGTACCCCCTGATCAACCCGAAGCATCCACCGAGGAACCCACTGATGAAACTGATAACGGAGAAAATTGAAGACGCTAAGATCGTAATTACCGAGGGTAAGAACGGCAAGCGTAACACCTTTATTGAAGGTGTTTTTCTTCAAGCAGAAATCTGCAACCGTAACGGTCGCATGTATCCCATGAGAACCATGGAGCGTGAAGTCCAGAAGTACAACGAAAATTTCGTTAAGTCTGGTCGTGCTCTGGGTGAACTGGGTCATCCCGATGGTCCTACCATCAACCTTGACCGTGCTTCGCACCTGATCACTTCTCTGAAAAGAGAGGGCAATAACTTTGTGGGTAAAGCAAGACTTCTTGAAACACCCATGGGCAAGATTGCCAAGCAACTGCTTGATGAAGGTGTCAAACTGGGAGTTTCCTCACGCGGACTGGGTTCTATCAAGGAAGAGAACGGTGTCAAGGTCGTTGGCGAAGACTTTATGCTCGCCACTGCTGCTGATATTGTAGCAGATCCTTCTGCTCCTGACGCTTTCGTCAATGGAATCATGGAAGGTAAGGAATGGGTATGGGCAAATGGCAACGTCCACGAGTCCAAAATTGATGAAATCAAGAAAAGAATCGACAACGCTGCGGTAGCACAGTTGGAAGAGAGAAAGATCTCCGCGTTTTCTGAGTTCTTGAAAAATCTTTAACTATAAATAATTAGAGCAATCAACAGCAATTAGCATTTGGAGCCAAAAATGTCTGACAAAATTGAAGAAACAACACTCGATGAATCCAGCGTAACTGCTGGTGCGAAACCTGCCGACCCCCAGGGTAAGCTGTCAGACGACGGTTCCTCCCTTGGTGGCGTACAGGATCTGGGCGGACCTACCCCTCAGAACTCGAAGCCTGATGACGATAGCAACAAGTATAAGATCGTCGCCAAGAGTGCTTCTGCCCCTACAACCAAACCTTCCGATGCTTCTGCCAGCAAGCAAGACACGCTGAGCAAGAAGCCTACGTTTGATCACGTAGAGAACGAAGGTGAGGAAGTGATTGCTGAGGAAGAAGAAGTCGAAACTATCCAAATCGACCTCTCTGCTGATGTTGCTGCTCTGACCGAAGGTGAAGACCTGAGCGAAGAGTTCAAGGAGAAGGCAGCTACCATCTTTGAAGCGGCAGTTGTTTCCCGCCTCAACGAGGAACTGGATCGCATCCATGGCGACTACGCCAAGGTGCTTGAAGAAGAAATTGAGACTGTAAAGTCTGAACTTGCTGAACAGGTTGATGAGTATCTTTCGTTCGCTGTTAGCAAGTGGGCTAAGGACAATGAACTCGCCATTGAACACGGTATTAAGACCGAGATGGCAGAGAGCGTCCTTGCTGGTCTCAAAGAGGTTTTCGTCGAGAATTTCATTGATCTTCCCGACGAGAAAGTTGACTTGGTTGAC